ACCATTGAAGGTGGTATGGTTTGTACAAATGATTTGGAACTGTATGATTTGATGAGAATGAAACGATCTCATGGATTGGCTAGAGAATCGAATTTCTTCGAACAATATGCGAAAGAAAATCCAACGATTGAGAAATCATTTTTATTTATCACTGATGGATACAACTTCAGGAATCACGAAATCTGCGCGGTTCTTGGACAATCCCAGTTGAAACGATTAGATGATATGATTGAGATTAGAAGAAAAAATTATAACGCATATGTTAATCTTCTGGACTATCATCAAAATCTTTTTCATCCTCATAATTATGATGAAGGTAACAGCAGTTTTTGTTTTCCTTTCATTTGCAAAACAGCTATAATAAAAGAGAACTTGAAGCAATTGTTCATTAAAAACAATGTAGAGTTCAGACCAATTGTTAGTGGCAATCTTTTGAAGCATCCATTTCTGAAAAACTACAGCGTAAGCACTTCTAAACAAGTATTAAACGCAGACTTAGTTCACGAAAATGGTGTATACATTGGTAACAATCATTTCATCAGCGTTAAAGATTTAAATCGACTGAATACGTTAATTAGAGAAAACTTAAAATGAAAGTTGCTGTTGTTACGCCAACCATAGGTTCTGATGAGTTGGCTGAATGTATTCGAGGAGTTCAGAACCAAACATATTCCAACCTCACACACTATCTTTTCTATGATGGTAAAGAGTATTGGGATAAAATTAACAATGTCGTCTCAAGTAATTCTTTTGGCAGAAGAGAAATCAAAACAATTCAACTTGAAGAGAATATTGGTAAAGGTTGGTATGGTCATCGTGTTTACGCAGCATGTTCTTTTCTTGTAAATGCTGACATCATCATGTATTTGGATCAAGACAATTGGTTTCGACCGAATCACGTTGAGACGCTAGTTAATGCAATTAAAGAAAAGAATTTACAGTGGGCATACTCTTTGAGAAACATACATAATAAAGAAGGTGTGTTCTTGTGCAAAGATAATGCAGAAAGTCTTGGTAAATGGCCAGCTTGGATGAATGACAAAGTTTATCACATCGATACTTCTTGTTATGCGGTTCGAACAGATGTTGCTATTCGTATTGGACATGCATGGTATGGTCAATGGGGAGCTGATCGACAGTTCTTTCATAATCTTCTAACCCATTTCCCAAATTTTGATTGTACTAAACAACACACAGTATGCTATCGCTTAGATGGTAATCCTAATTCAGTAACTGAAGAATTTTTTATTGAGGGTAATAAAAGAATGATGGAAAAATATAATGGAAAACTCCCTTGGATACTATGATGAAACCAACATTAAAAATAAAGTATCATAACTTTTGGGAAAACTTTAACCCAAACAAAATGCCTCAAGATTACTTCTTTGAGTTTGTTCTTTCTCATGGATATGACATTGCGATCGACAACGAAAATCCAGACGTTGTTATTGCAAGTTCATTCGGTGGTGTTGTGAAGAGAGAACACTTCAAAAACGATCCATTCATTATCAACTTCAACTATGAACCAGACTGGCTGTATCCAAACAGAAGTGTTGGTGATTTTGATATGATGATCGGTCATGGCGAAGGATACTATAGAATTCCTCTTTGGTTAACTTACACTATCTGGGATCAAACAAATCTAAACACAACCTACAGATTAAAAGATGATCCATATGTTGGCCAAGGATGTCATCATACGCCTGGGTATGGTTTGCAAGTTGACAATGGGTTAGATAAAAATCCTCTGTTCATTTCTAACATATTGAAACGACATACACAGCAACCTGCGAAGAAAAACAAGTTTTGTAATTTTACATATACAAAAGCAATTCAATCTAGAGTTCACTGTTTTCAAACACTAAACGAATACAAATTTGTGCATAGCACTGGCTTCGCTTTAAATAATACTGGATACAGGATGTTATCAAAAACCAAAGAATTAACAGAATATAAATTTGCTATTGCGTTTGAGAATGATATTTCTCCAGGGTTGGTGACAGAAAAACTTTTTGAGCCTCTTGTTGCTGGATGTGTTCCAATCTACTATGGCGATGAAGCATGCCTTGGCGATTTCAACGAGAAAGCGTTTATATATGCCAATCGGTTTAAAACGTATGGTGAACTCAAAGAATTCGTAATTCAAGTTGACAATGATGATGAGATGTATTTTAATTATCTGAAAGAGCCGATTTTTGGTAAGAATGAAACTGATGTGTTGAATAGATGTAAAGATCTATTTGACGCAATGTATGCTAAAATCATTGATAAAAATCCTAACCTAAAACTGTAGAGAATAACATGCAAAAAATATCTGTTATCGTACCCACTATGTGGCGCGCAAATCATTTGTTTTCAAAAATGATACCATTTATTTTGGATAGTCCTTTTGTTTGCGAATTAATTATTATCGATAATGATTCTAAACTTAGACCAAATAACATAGATTTATCATCAGAGAAAATTAAAATTCTAGATTTCGGCGAAAATATTTTTTTCAACAAAAGTATGAATGTTGGAGTTGAGAATTCGAAAGGAGATATTGTTTGTTTATTAAATGATGACGTCATATTTGATTCAGTAATTTTTCAAGCAATCAGTCAAAATTTTGATAAAGAAACAATGGGAATGATTTTTCCGCATCCAGCATATTTCAATAGAGGAAAAGAAAATCCAGAATTGATTCAAAAATTGACATTGGTTGAATGTCAGAAACCTCTTGATGGATTTGGCTGTTGTATGTTTATTCATAAAGATAACTACGATCCCGTTCCAGAAGAATTTGTCCAACATTTTGGAGATGTTTTTTACTATGAAATGATGAAGAAGAAAAACAAGAAAAACTATTTTTTACAAAATTGGGTGGTTCTCACACCAATGAGAGCAACTACTGCGGTTGTTCCCGAGGCTCACAGGAAAATATTGCAAGATTGGGAAATTGCAGGAAAAGTTTTGGCCAGATATGGAATTCATTTTGAGTCAAATGATAGACCAGTTTTTAGCGCTGGTAACCTTCCAATCAGAAACTAAATAGGAGTTAGTATGAAAGAACAAAAACAAAGACTGAAAATCAATCTTCCGAAGTCAACGAAGATTCAGTCATCTTTGAGTCAAATTCACGATCCAGTCCAGAATCACAGGGAGCTTCTTCGCATGCATGCTCGCGCGCACGAGAATGCTTTCTATAGTAAAACTAAAAGAACAGTGGAAACTGAACAAGAAGAACAACAATAAAATTTGGCTGGTATTTTAAAAAGGAGTATAATATGTCTAAGATTATGGTATTGAAATTCATCACTGGTGAAGAAGTGATTGCTGATGTGGTAAATCAAACGAATGAGTTCTATGAGCTTGATGATGCGCTTGCTATTGTGATGCAACCAACGCAAGATGGTAAGATCTCGACTGGATTTCTTCCTTGGCTCTCAACCATCGAAGCACCGATCAGAGTAAAAGAGTCCAGCGTCATTTCTTCTGGCGAGCCAGTCAAAGATCTAAAGACTGTATACCAGTCAATGTTCTCTAAGATCATCACCCCATCGAAAAACATTATTGTATGAGCATGTTCTACACGAACGTAGGATTGATTGGCGATAACATCCTGTTCCGTGGTGTAAAGGATGGTAAGCGAATCAAACAAAAGATTCGGTACAAACCCAGACTGTGGGTCAATGGTGCTGGTGATTCTACTTGGAGAACGTTGGAAGGATATCAAGTTCAAGAGATGAAGTTCTCTGGCATTTATGATGCCAGAGACTTCGTTAAACAATACGAAAATGTTGAGAATTTTAAAATCTACGGAATGACTCGGTATGATTATGCATTCATATCAGATTACTTTCCTGAAGATATTGATTGGAGTATGGATAATGTTCGCATCGCTTATCTTGATATCGAGGTTGGTTCTGAAAACGGATTTCCCCAACCATCTCTGGCGAATGAAACGGTCACTGCTATCTCGGTTCTTCTTGATGGTAAGATGTATGTTTTCGGCTGCGGCGACTTTGATAACAAATTCGAGAACGTCGAATACATCAAGTGTTCTGATGAGTATGAACTGATTGATGAGTTTCTACATCGGTGGTCTATTGACTATCCTGATGTTGTCACTGGTTGGAATACAAAGTTCTTTGATATTCCATATCTTGTAAATCGTATTCATCGGCTGTTTGGTTCTGATTCGAAACAGGCAACTGCGCTTTCTCCTTGGGGAAAGATCAATGCGTATGATGTCACGTTCAAGAATAAGAAAGAAACATGCTTTGAACTTCTTGGCATTTCAGATCTTGATTATTATGAGTTGTATCGAAAGTATTCTGCTAATCCTAACCAAGAATCATACAAACTAGATCATATCTGTTCTGTTGAACTTGGCGAGCGAAAGCTAGATTACTCAGAGTATGCTAATCTACATCAGATGTATCGACTGGACTATCAGAAGTTCATCGAGTATAACATCAAAGACGTTGAGCTTGTTGGTAAACTTGAAGAGAAACTTCGACTCATTGAATTGGCATTGACGTTGGCGTATGATGCCAAAGTGAACTATGAAGACGTGTTCTCGCAGGTTCGCATGTGGGATGTCATCATCTATAATGCACTAAAGAAAAAGAAAGTTGTAATTCCACCGAAGAACAAGAATCAAAAAGATCAACAGTATGCTGGTGCGTATGTTAAAGATCCGATTGTTGGAATGCATGATTGGGTTGCAAGTTTCGACTTGAATTCTCTGTATCCGCATTTGATCATGATGTATAATCTTTCTCCTGAAACGTTGATTGATTATTCTGAGTATGATGCTGAAATTCATGAGTTCATGAAGCAAGGAATCAACATCGATTCGTTGTTGAAAGGAAAGATTGATACGAGTGTATTGAAAGAGAAGAACCTAACAATAACACCGAATGGTCAATTGTTTTCGATTCAAAGGCAAGGCTTCCTATCTGAACTGATGGAAACCATGTATGAAGATCGGGCGATGTATAAGAGAAAAGCAATCGAGGGGAAGAAACTTCTGCAAACAGAAACCGATCCAACCAAAAGGAAAGAGCTAGAGAATCAAATATCGAAGTTCAACAATATTCAGTTGGCGAAAAAGGTAACTCTGAACTCAGCTTATGGCGCGATCGGTAACAATTACTTCCGCTTCTTTGATATTCGTATTGCTGAAGCGATCACGTTGTCTGGCCAGTTAGCAATCAAGTGGATCGAAGAGAAACTCAATCAGCATCTGAACAAAGCATTGAAAACCAATGCTGACTATGTTATTGCTTCTGATACAGATTCAATCTATCT